AATTTCAACTTCCACGCTAAATATGGCCTATTCACTTACGCGCAATGCGGAGACCTTGATCCTTTCGACGTTGTCAACCATTTCGCGGAACTGGGAGCTGAGTGTATCATCGGGAGAGAAGATCACGCTGACGGAGGGACTCATCTCCATGCTTTCGCGGCTTGGGAGTCTAAGTTCAGAGCACGAACAGCTAACAGATTTGATGTTGGGGGACGCCACCCAAATGTTGTCCCATCTAGGGGAACACCGGAGAAAGGCTACGACTATGCTGTTAAGGATGGAGAGATTGTCGCAGGGGGACTTGAGCGACCACACGGAGCACGAGTTTTGCAAGCTAGCGATGTTTGGGATAAGATCGTCAACGCGGACAGTAGAGAAGAGTTTTGGAGACTTGCTACAGAACTGGCTCCTAGGAGTCTTGTCTGTAACTTCAACTCTTTACGAGCGTTCGCCGACTGGAGATATCGTGTGGAAAGAGAGCCATACGAACATCCCGGGGCCATTCTATTCACTACACGAGAATTTCCGGGACTCGATAACTGGGTATCAGTACATCTGGAGCCGAGTACGCTAGGAGGTGAGTTACCGCTGCGCTAGGCCGAAAGCATCCTGGGTGTCTGCCGCGGGTGCAGCCCCACAGGGCACCCCATAGGGGACCCCGCCCTGGTGGGTCAATGACCCTTACAATGACTAATTCGGTATGCAGAACGAAAACAATCACTGGTCATATACGGGCCTTCGAGAATGGGGAAAACACTCTGGGCGAGGTCGCTAGGCAACCACGCTTACTTCGGAGGCCTCTTCAGCCTCGACGAGCCGTTGGACGACGTAAAATATGCAGTTTTTGACGACATGCAGGGTGGCTTGGAATACTTCCACAGCTACAAGTTCTGGCTGGGTTGCCAGCATCAATTTTATGCAACTGACAAATACAAGGGGAAAAAATTGATACAGTGGGGAAAACCATCAATCTATTTGTCAAACATTGACCCACGTGCAGACAAAGGAGCTGATGTGGAATGGTTGGAAGCAAACTGTATTTTTATATATCTAGGCAGCAGCATCATAGCTTAACGCTCATGCCAATAGTATGTACATTGCGGGTTAAAAGATAGCTCATCAGTATTCGTACCACCCGCGCAACGAAAAGCATCGTAGATGTAGATATCGCCTATTCCAGGCTTACCAGAAGTAGACCAAGCCTCAAGGGTTTTATTTTGTCCAGATTCATCCTCGTCATAAACGACCCGCTTACGGACAGGTATCCACCTAGCTGAAGTGAAGTGGCGTCCATTGTCATTACCAGAGAGAAGCTGGCGCATGTTATCAGACAACAGAGTGACACGTGTCGTATCAATTTTGGCGGTCATACGATCACTCCAATCAACATTGGAAGTACCGCGAAAGAGTGGACCTTCCACAGATGCTCGAGAAGGTTCTGCGTCGGTGCCAGAACCAAGGAAATTCCACACCGCTCTTTGGACCCCACTAGTATTGTCCTGCTGATACAAAGTACCAATAGGGAAAGCATTGCGGATCTCAGGTCCTTTCATGGCGAAGACGATCCTTCGCCACTGCCAGGCTGCCCCGGAGTTTGTGATGAGCTCAATGCGCTCCTTAAAACCGGGGACATAGGTATCGGTGAGATTGCGAGAAACCTCGTTGAGTTCAACCCGATTAACACGAGCGGAAGGTGACCACAGAAATCCATAAATGTTGTCACCAGTCATAGTATAGGGATTGCCCAGTACTCCTGTATCGGTGGCATCATCGTCTATGGCAATAGTAATTGCATTGTCACGCTTCTTAGTCGAGGTCACATTGAGAATCCTGCGACGGGTCATCTGTCGACGTGGCCGCCGACGATAGGTTGAGCGACGAAAGCGGTTGGCGGGTCTCCGGGTCGTGCGCCTCCGTCGAAACGCTGGCCGTCTGATCGACCGTCTCCGATAAGAACCAATCATAGCAGGATTGGCAAAGCCACACGAGGTAATGTGGATTGTCGGTGTACCCGAAGGATTGCGGGGTAGATGAGGTGCAATAAAAACAAGGAAGATGTTCGGGCTCCATATTTAATGGAGAATAATGGGAGGGACACAGGTATATATAGGCAGTGGCCCCGTGTCCCTGTCTGGAGGTATAACATTAATTCCTCCAGACAGGGTCAGTCACATGACTAATTTCAACTTCCACGCTAAATATGGCCTATTCACTTACGCGCAATGCGGAGACCTTGATCCTTTCGACGTTGTCAACCATTTCGCGGAACTGGGAGCTGAGTGTATCATCGGGAGAGAAGATCACGCTGACGGAGGGACTCATCTCCATGCTTTCGCGGCTTGGGAGTCTAAGTTCAGAGCACGAACAGCTAACAGATTTGATGTTGGGGGACGCCACCCAAATGTTGTCCCATCTAGGGGAACACCGGAGAAAGGCTACGACTATGCTGTTAAGGATGGAGAGATTGTCGCAGGGGGACTTGAGCGACCACACGGAGCACGAGTTTTGCAAGCTAGCGATGTTTGGGATAAGATCGTCAACGCGGACAGTAGAGAAGAGTTTTGGAGACTTGCTACAGAACTGGCTCCTAGGAGTCTTGTCTGTAACTTCAACTCTTTACGAGCGTTCGCCGACTGGAGATATCGTGTGGAAAGAGA